TAATAATCAAATTATTCAAGATAAATTGTCCAAGTTAAAACAAATATACAATGATCTAATTTTAAAGAATAACAAAAAAATGTTTTTATTTTGCTTAGATTCGTTCTATTTCCAATATAAAATACTGAATATTGAAATGGATAATATTAATATATTAACAACGTTGATTATGAATCGTATATACGGCGATTATTATAAACTATACAATGTTATTATACATCAGTTGGAAAATGCACCATTATTTAAAGATATTTCCAACAACATAGCGAATCATACTGTTTATAAAGAATTGGAACCATTTCGCGAATATAATATAGACGCCACGCCAATCCATGACGATATATTATCTTTAATAAATCAGATGAAAATGCGAATAGAAACTAAAGAACAGGAATACGACACATATAATGAGTCATTAACAGGGTTGTCGGTTTCCAATTTTTTGAATACACTGGATTATGAAAATACGTTAGTTAGAGAACAATTGGGGTTATACACAAATTACGTGCATTTTTATCACCAATCGCAGATACATTTTTTAACACAATTGCGATTAAAGATCAAATACTTTCACGAAAACGTGGACAATATATTGAATAATTACGGCACGCCATCGCATTATTTAGTATTTGAAAGCGGCATATTTTGCGACGACGAACGGCTATTACATCCAGTTGATTCGGTGTTTTTTACATTGGATGAAACTATTTAGGGATTCTTCGGTTTCTTTGATTTTTTGTGTTTCTTTGATTTTTTGTGTTTCTTTGATTTTTTGTGTTTCTTTGATTTTTTGTTTGTTCGATGTTCGCCGCCGCTAGGAATGGTACGAACGGTACATGATTGATCTATAAGAAAACATAACGTATATGACACGCCAGCAATTTCGTCTGGCGCTTCAACCATTTTAAATGAGGGATTGTCTTTGATAAATTGGTTAAGTAAATATAATTCTAATGCAGTAATCCGGTAGTTACCATAGCCATCCGATCTGGTACCATTTTCATTAGTTCTGGTGTTTATTAACGTAGTAACGTCGGTTGGAATTAAAATGCGAGCAACCGGATTACGGTTTTTTGACAACGAATTTAGGCTGTTACTATTATGGTCATGGTTTTGAAATAAACATCGTAGCAACGATGCATTTAAATTGGCTTTCCAATTTTTTGTATTTAATATTAGAAATCGGTCATCATTCGGCCTATTCTCATCATCGGTTGTACGTGCATACAATTTATATATAACTTGATCTTCGGTTATTCCTAAAACTAACTGATTTTCTCCATGGTTCGGTTTATATAGTATAACTTGGGCATAATCCGGAACGAAGCGTGGTTGTATCGCCCACACATCTATGTGGTCAGAATCAGTTACAGATGTACCAGCCACGTGCACGCAATTGTCCGAATTAAACGCCTGAGAATTTAAATTATCTAATTTATTTAACATGTTAACATTCATGTCTTTGCATTTCGTGTCACGCGCTATTGTAAGGTTGGTTATGTATTTGTCTAACTCAAACTTTTGCCAATTCATCATCACGGTGTACTGATTTTGACAATCATTCGTGAATGCAGCAAATAACGGTTTGTTTAACTTGTTAAAAATAGTAGCCATGATATATATATATATATATGAAAAAAGCAAAGAAAGCTTTAGATGAAAACGAAGATACGACAAGTATTACTACGACTAAGCCGATTGAATGGTCTGCCGAAAATGAATTGATCTTGGTAGAATGGGGCGACGCAGCTCAATGTTATAAATGGCTAAATGCTCAAGCCCATTCGCGACTTTCGTATATGCACGCCTGGTTTACTATACCCGCAATTACATTATCTACTATTACCGGAACCGCTTCGTTTGCACAAACGAGTTTACCCGAATCATACCGCACATATGCACCAATGGTGATTGGTAGCATCAATATATTTATTGGAATATTAACAACCGTGCAACAATATTTAAAGATTTCGGAATTAAATGAAGCGCATCGTGTTGCGTCTATATCCTGGGATAAATTCTCACGTAATATTCGCATTGAATTGGCAAAAGCGCCAGTTGAACGCATGGACGCTGCTCATTTTTTGAAATTAAACCGGCATGAATTTGATCGGCTTATGGAAACGAGTCCGTCTATTCCAATTCAAATCATTAATAAATTTAATTCCACGTTCATGGGAAAAGAAGGCAGCATTGAAAGAAGCCGATATGAAGCTTTAAAGAAACCCGACATTTGCGATATAATAATTACTGCAAATGAAAACCGATATAGAAGGGAACCTACACTAGACGCTGCCAGTTTAGAAATAAACGATGATAAAGAAACACAGGCGTTCAATGACAGCAAATCTTTAGAATTACAAGAATTATGTAAGAAATCAGAAACGAAATTGAAAACGCAAACTAAAAAAATAGACGACTATGTTCACCTTTTTTATAATATTTATGGAAGACAACCATTAAAAGAAGAGATCACCGAACATTTTATACCAGAAGGTGAATATGAAGCAATCAAAGAATGCATTGATGAATACGAATATAATGATTCAGTTGCGATACAAATTGAATAATTTATAACGAAAATATAAATTATTTACCGCGGAAACCCAACCAAATTAGCGCCAATACCGAATCCAGCTCCGCCTCGTGCAGACGCGGCCATAGATGGAACAAACACATCAAGCACACTGAAAGTGGCTGCAGCAGTCAAGGCAATAATAACGACTTCTTCCAAATTCAATTGCTTTTTTGGTATAACATATGCGGCAACTGCAACCATAATACCTTCAACTATGTATTTAATAGCTCGCTTTACTAATTCGCTAAAGTTAAATCCGTACATTTATAATATACAACAATAAATTATTTCAAAACAATTAAATAAAAACGACTTAAATGTGTAATTATAATATTCCTAAATGGAGTTTGAACGAAAAATCGTGAATGGCAAAGAAAACCCCAAATATATTGATTTGTGCGATGAAGACCAACCCATTGCTGGACAAAAGTTCGCATGTATATCTTTCGTTTCTCCCGAAAAAGTGTTGAAGAAACGCGAAGAATTCCTCTTTGAGAATTTCCTAAAACAATGGGATTTCACAAAATCCATGTCCAAATATTTTGATTTCTTGCAATACGTTTCATATAAATACAATATTGATCTTCAAGCAATATCCGCCGATTTTAATGATTTTGTTAAAGAAGAAGACGCTAAATTACGCGATTATTCGGTCGCCGATGATTATAAAACGTTTTTGGATAAATCCGAAGAAAACCTAAACGCGCAATTCAATCGTCAACATAAATTCCAAACGTCAGTGCGTGGTCTGAAAATCCGTGGCGTTTTTCCAACCCAAGATGAAGCCGAAATTAAATGCAAGAAGTTGCGTGAGTCTGACCCCAATCACGATATTTACGTTGGACCCATTGGAATGTGGATTCCTTGGGACCCCGATGCTTATAAGACCGGTCGCATTGAATTTATGGAAGAGGAGCTTAATCAACTACATAGTGAGAAAATCAAAAATGAAGCCAAGGCCAAGATTGAGTTTGACCGTCGTATCAAAGAATCCAAGAAAAAGGCAATTGAAGATAATATTGAATTGGCGCTGAAATCTGGCAATGTTTTGACGCAATCTTTGAATGAAAAGGGGGATTTGGTCGGCGTCAAAGAAAATACAGACTTTGAAAGCCGCGAAGTCGCAAATGACGAAGATCGTGATAAATACGCGAGTACATTGAGGGCGAGCTTGAATGCTTAAAATATACGTTCTAATCTAAACGTAGAATTTGCACTGATTGATAAATTACCTGTTATATTTAAATAAAATAATCCTGCGCTGATATTGGATGCAGTTATGCCAATTGTTAATGCACCTGCGCCATATGTTTGGTATACCGTAAATGCAGGAGCAGTAACGTCAAGTGCGAAATCCCCTATAAATATACGTTGTATATTATTGATATCAATAATAGTAAATTTATAGGCAGATGTTATATATGATAATCCCGCAATAATAAACTTATTTGAATAACTCCCCGTATTAATAATTGGCGAATAACATACATCGCCTACTAAAAATGATTGAACTATTTTATGAGGCGGATATGTCAATGTAAATATATTTGTAGATGATGTAGTATATATTCCGCTAACGCCAGTAAATGTTACGGTGTCAATGCTAGTTGCAGCTAATAATGGACCGCTAATTGTAGATAATGCCGATCCCCCAGTAATAGAAGACGTCATTGTAATATACTTATTTTATTATTACTAAATGTAAGCGAGCATGCAGTCATTCTGAATACTAATTTATAAGTTACACGTGTAATTTATAAATCTTACCATTTCGTCTTTTTCACGGTAATCGGCGGTCCCTGATTCCGTTTCTTCGCCTTACTCGGGTCATATTCCTCCTCATTATCATCGTCCCCCATATTCTTGGAGATTTCCCAGAATTCTTTAGATCCGAGTTTGAAATCGGGTCGTGTCTCGGCTTTATACCAAAAAATCTGGTCATGTAATTTATTGGACTTTGCGTTATTATTTATGACTAAACATTCAAAATTCTCGGTTGTTTGATCCATCACTGAATTGAAAGATTCCAGCGTTGGAAACATACTCGCATAATTCTCCCAAATACGTTTGCGATTCGTCATATACGGCTCACGCAAAATAAAAACATAATCAATATTCGTTCTCAAATTTGGCGGAATGCCTAAAGGATATTGCATCGTAATAATCAACATCACTTTCCAATGTCTACCGTTCATAAATAACAAACGCATCATTTTATCACGAGTCCACGTCTGGTCATATAAACAATCATCCAAAATCACAAACGTACGAGGGTCAATCGTGGATTTATGATACATCTCGTGCTCTTTCTTGATTTGTTTTAAGACCGCCTTCTGTCTGCGTAATACGTTTTCAATTAATACGGTGTTATATTCTTCGTGTATAAAAAGTTTAGGTACGTGATTCGCGTAGAATCCATTGCCTGCTTCTGTGCCTGACATGACCGTGCCGATTGGAATGTCCTGATGATGATATAATAAGTCACGCACTAAATATGATTTACCTGTATCACGCCGACCAATCATAACAATGACTGGGCCCTTGTTTTCATCGGGTTTAAAGGTAATCCATCGCATATCAAATTTTTTTAATTCAAGCGTCATATAATAATATAGTATTATAAACATTCTGCCCCAACGAAAGGATGTTTAGGCAGTGTCACCATAAGTATGAAACTAACAATACTAAGGCCGATTAGGAAGAAGAAATATACCAAGATGCATTGTCCAAATAATAATGTAAGTTGTAATGCGGTTTGAAACATGATTTGAAACATTTTGTTGTAATATTGATTGCAATAATTTATTTCAATTTTCTCGTTTAGTTTGGACGAAAATTATATGAATGCATAAAAATGAGTTCTTTAGAAATAAATTATTGCAAACATAAATTGTTGGATGTTTCAAATCTGGATAAAGAATATCAACTCACCAATTTGCAGAACTATTGTCCCACTTATTCGCTTTTCTTTGAAATGAATGAAAATAATTATAATACTATATCGCTAAACCAAAAATACAATATGCTTAATTTATCTCAAGTTACTGATAAAGAATCCAACGTTTTAGAAAAGGCGGTATTTGTTAAATTCTCTCCGCTGCTTGATCCCATGCGATATATGATCGGCAAATATGATTTGTCTGACACGCGCCTACTTGCATTACCCGATTATAAATTAGATGAGTCAAATTCGCATTCCAAATTAATATCTGCAAATAATGCGTCATATACTGACAATTTCTTCTCCTATTTGACCAGTTCTTTACTAAATAAACACAATTTTACCAATGGAATTGATTATTACGGTTCATATTTAGGCATTCAGTCTAAATATAAAATGAACGTGACGGACGATTTGGAATATTTGAACAGTTCCTCGTTTTTTCTTTCAAATTTGAATACATTATTTACAATTGATGCGCATGCCGAGATGATGTGTGATGGATCGCGCGGGCGCAAATATAAATTAAATATTTCGGACACTTTACATAATATTTCGGTTGTTGATTTGGATGCACTAGACGCTTCCTGCGCTGCTTCCTGCGATGCTTCCTGCGCTGCTTCCGGCGCTGCTTCTGGCGATGCTTCCGTGTCGCCTGACGCAGATGATGCAACCGAAACGTTTTTAATAGAACATATGAATAAATCCGTATCGACGCATTCGGATTCTTCTGATAGTAATGTTAGTTATAGTTCAGACGAAATAGAAGATACCGAAGATGACGAAGAATCATGTTCAGATGAGTCAGAAGAATCCGGTTCAGATGAGTCAGAAGAAGAATGTTTCACATATATTAATAATTTCCCGGTTCAAATGATTTGTTTGGAAAAATGCGATGGCACATTAGACGATTTATTTGTAAAGGAAACAGTAGACATAGATTCCGGTCGCAGCGCCCTCTTTCAGATTATTATGGCATTAATTACATACCAAAAGGCATTTCATTTTACACATAATGATTTGCACACGAATAATGTGATGTATATTAATACAGATCAAGAATTCATATATTATTTATATAACAACAAATATTATAAAGTGCCAACCTTTGGTAAAATCTTTAAAATTATTGATTATGGCAGAAGTATTTATAAATTCCAAGGTAAACAATTTTGCAGTGACAGTTTCGCAAAGGGCGGCGATGCATCCACTCAATATAATTGCGAACCATTTATGAATGAAAATAAACCGAGAATAGATCCAAATTATAGTTTTGATTTATGCCGGCTGGGATGTTCCATTTATGATTTCATTATTGATGATGAAAGTGGCAAATTAGATGATTTACAACAAACGGTAAAACGATGGTGCATGGATGATAACAATAAAAATGTACTTTATAAGAAAACCGGCGAAGAGCGATATCCGCAATTTAAACTATATAAGATGATTGCTCGCACCGTGAACCGACATACACCTCAAGCTCAGTTAGAGTTTGAGTATTTTAACCAATATGAATGTTTGGCGGTTGACGGCGCAATTGACATTGACTCTATACCCTGTTACGTTTAGTTCGCGGACGACCTCTGGACTTAACTCTATGCCTTGTTTTGCGGTGGGTTCTGCCACCGGACACCGTTGCTAAATCGTTTAACATGTCACGTATTCTCTCCATTTGCTTGTCATCATTAGGTTCGCCGGTTGAGAGTTTGTTTAACATTAATTTTTTAAGTTGTGGTGTTTCTAAACACGTGTAATCAACATGATTGCGTGTAATTTTAACGGGATCAGACGGATTGACTATATCGGGATTTTCTTGTAACTTGATATCGTCAGCGGATACATCGTTATCAGATACAGTGTAACCTGATACAGCGTCGCCGGATACAGCGTCGCCGGATACAGCGGTGGCGATAGGTAAACTCGTGTCTGTATTGTTATCTGTAATAAGTAAGGGCGCACTTGCAATGGCGTCTGGAGTAGAGGTCTGACTCCGGTATCGTTGCAGTTTAAGTTCAGGTTGGTGTAAAAATGGCTGGTAATCGCACTCGCCTATTTGCGATCCTCCTCCTTTTCTACCGCTTTCTTTCGTATCAACTGATATACCGTTGTTTATACTAATTACAAATACACAATTGTTCTTACAATCGGACGACCCATATGCATTGCCTTTACTTGCAATAGATGTAAATATCAACTTATGTTCACTTACATTCGGATTATATGGTGGCTCAACTGAGTCAAGTCTTACGTAATATTGTTTAAACTGATATGCAGTATTACGACTAACATAATTTAATATAAAATAAAATCCAATCGGCAGGTCATTAAAATTATTAGCCAGCTTGGATAACAAAATAAACCGATTATCCCCCATTGGCTTCTGTTTATTGTCATTTTGGTTTACATACCTGGCTAGTATATCGCTGCGCTGTGCTAGTATTGGTTGCTTGGATGATTCGCAAAATTTACCACTGGACGTAGGCACGTCAAATGTGCAATATCCTTTACCTTTTCCCTTTGTATCCGTACACGCTCCGTCCCATAAGAATCCTTCTTTTTTAATTTCTGTAAAATGATTAACTCTATCATGCTCACCATCAAATCTACCGATTCGGGTAGATCCGTAGTCTTTTACAACATAATGGAACCCGAGTACTAAATCATTAACATGGGTCTCGCATTTAAAATCCAAATCTCGGGTTGGCTTTGGCGTGAATTGTTTTAAGTTACCAACTGCACGGGAAGTGAACGTTCGTGCTGCGTTTGGCACCCAAGTGCGACCTTGTTTGTCGGTAATTAATCCCATATATATTTAACAATATAATTTAATATAATATTAAATTTATTTATTTTATTGCTCTTCTAGACATTTTTGCTTTTTTAGATTTTCTTCCTTTAGATTTTCTTCCTTTAGATTTTCTTCCTTTAGATTTTCTTCCTTTAGATTTTCTTCCTTTAGATTTTCTTCCTTTAGATTTTCTTCCTTTAGATTTTCTTTTTTTAGATTTTCTTGTATTTATTTTACCACTAGATTCAGTATAAGGCATTGCAATATATCTAAATATTTCTGGTTTTGCACCTAAAATTTTAATTCCATTTTCTATTATGTTGTTTATTTTGTTACAATCATCTCCTTTACTAGGCTCTTGTTTATTTTTAAGAGAATATAAATAATGTAATATATAGCCTTTTTCTTCTTGAGTTATACTTTCTTGAATTTTTTGTATTTCTGCCATAGCTTTTGCTTCATCAAAAAAATGTCCGGGTAATGATGCGTAAAAAGTCGGTTTTCCTGCCATAACTCTTAAAATTGAGAAATGCTGCAATTCAATTGATTCATCCCAATAGCATTTAACGCCTGCACTATCTGAAATATATAATTGAGGTATATGCATAGCCTTACAAATTAAAAACGCAGCACTATTTAAAACATTTCCTGAAATTTGTGGACCAATTCCATTTGCTTTAACACCATATACATACATTTTAAGTGTTCTATCTGGACTAAAAGCAATATTATTAGTATTAACTGTATTTTCAAAATTATCTAATGGAACAATTAATAATGAAAAAGAAGTTTTATTTAATTTAATAATTATTCTATAATCACTATCTGTAATTTCACCTATTTCATAAATACTATTAAATCCACTTTCTAATATAGTTAAACCATTATTTTCTTTTAATTTGGTATTTAAATATTCAGTTGGTTTTATAAAATTTGCAGGGTCGTAAACATAACTACTAAATATTATATCAATTATAGGTAACAATTTATTTTGTATAATGTACATAAATTCACTAGATTTATCAGGTTGAGCAGCTAAACCAGATGAATCAGCTAAAATAAAATTATCAGGTTGAGCAGCTAAACCAGATGAATCAGCTAAAATAAAATTATCAGGTTGAGCAGCTAAACCAGATGAATCAGCTAAAATAAAATTATCAGGTTGAGCAGCTAAATCTGATGAATCCGTTGAAATAAAATTATCAGGTTGAGCAGCTAAACCAGATGAATCCGTTGAAATAAAATTATTAGGTTGAGCAGCTAAATCTGATGAATCCGTTGAAATAAAATTATCAGGTTGAGCAGCTAAACCAGATGAATCCGTTGAAATAAAATTATTAGGTTGAGCAGCTAAACCAGATGAATCCGTTGAAATAAAATTATCAGGTTGAGCAGCTAAATCTGATGAATCCGTTGAAATAAAATTATCAGGTTGAGCAGCTAAATCTGATGAATCCGCTGAAATAAAATTATTAGGTTGAGCAGCTAAACCAAATGAATCCGCTGAAATAAAATAATCTTGACCCATATTATATTATTTTATATTTAATATTTTTCTAATATTAAATATAATGGATAGGTGGAAGAGTAAGTAATGAAATTTTTTATGGAACTGAAATTGTAACTGATGCAGGAATTGGCATAAAAGATAAACATCAACTCTTAATACAATTAATACAATTAATGAAGCAAATTAATATACCATATTCTTAATATAATTTTATTATAAATTATTCTAAATTATTTACACCAATTGAACTGCACGGGAAGTGAACGTTCGTGCTGCGTTTGGCACCCAAGTGCGACCTTGTTTGTCGGTAATCAATCCCATATATATTTAACAATATAATTTAATATTGTTAAATCCCAATTAGCATTTGATCAAATTGCGATTCGGTTGACGGGCCATTCGTCGTGCAATTCGTCGCATTGTTTTCATATGCACATATAACCCCTACTTGCACATATGGAGTTGTAGGTAAACTAAATGTTAATTTAAAATCATACACATACGTCGGCTGCGTCAATAAAAATATATTGCTTACCGTTAACATCCCCGCGTATTGGGTTGCACTAAAATCACCAGCTGCAGTTATAGCTAAATTCGTGAATGTATGTGTATATACTATAGGCTTGGTCTGAATCACCAAACCTCCATTATAATACACACCTAATATAACGTCTTGTATTGATATATCAGCACTGGACGCGGTACCCTGTGCGAAAATAGACACCGGCGTTCGCAACGTATACGTGTAAACCGGATTCGCGATTGCAGGTTGAATATATAATATAAAAAGAGTAGATGCAACGCCGTCAGTGAACGTATTTTGCATTGTTTCAATTTGCCAATTTATGATATTAGATTGATTAACGATTCCATACGCACGCGTATTTGTTGCATAATTATAAAGAGGAACCGACGGGTCGTTAATCAAATACATAACTGGACCGGGCACGTCACATGACGAAGTCGGCGTTAGTATATTTTCTTTGAGCGACGCCGCAGAACAATTCGCGTTCATGATTGCATATTGCGATAATGAAGTCGTACCCTTCGCCAATTGTGCCCATGATTCAAATTTCGTTAATCCATTTGTCTTTGTATTTTGTGAAACACCACTATGTTTCAGTATCTCGGCTTTACGTCGCATGTCTAATTGAGTTGTCGTATGTTGTGGATATGGCGTGGTTAAATTGAACCGTACGGGCGGCTGCGCGATTAAACGCGCTTTACGTAACTGGTCGTAGATCGTGCTGCACTGCATATATATTATTGCGATGTTATTTTTGAATTATACCATAAATTGGATAAATAATACGAATAATTGGAGGAGGTTCCGGATAAATTGGCTGCACTGTTCGTCATATTTGGTCCAGCTAGTACTATATTATTAATTGCGTTCACGCCTAATGCATTTGCGAAATATCGCAAATCTGACAATGCGCCGGCAAACCCTCCGTTTTGGCATATTTGTATATCGTCGTAATTTTGTGCAGGCACGTCGGCGTATACTTTTCGTTTCGCGATTGTACCGTTAATGTATACATCTAGTATTTTATTCTCTAACCGTATCATTACGTTAAACCATTTACCGATTGGAATGTTATTTACACTTGTATCTATTAATGTATCTGATTGATTCGTTGAATCCATGCGAACAAGCAAATGCATTTCACCTGCAGTAGTGGATACATATAACCCCGGACCGTTTGTGATCGTAGCTGTGCCACTGTCGGTCTGAGCGGTATCTTTATATTGCCCATTACCCTTGTTAAATATATGATTATATTTGGGAACATTTGTTGCAGTATTCGGATTAATTTCTAACCAAACTGACCACGTAAATTCTATTCCGGTAGTTGCATTATTGGATCTCGGTATATTTACCGAATTGGGATTGCGTGGGTCCTGCGTTACTACAATGGAGGTAGTTCCAGGCATTACCCCCTTTACTACATATGGTGACGAAGCTGGTGTAAGTAAATAGCCAATAACGACTATGCCCCATTGCACCAAAAATAAAAATATAATCAATACTAAAACCAGAAATACGAATTTTGCGATTATACTGTTTGAATCTAAAAAACTTTGACTTGCATCCATTGTTGTGTTAGATGAGAACTCGGCCAATGCATTATTTACATTTGCATACGCATTTGTCGCAGTTTCAGTAACTGAGCTAATTGCTTCGTTCGCTGTATTTGCTAAAGCTTCTGGCTTTAATGATTCTAAAATGGGTAATGACATATATAATAAGTATTTAAAATATTTTTGAAAATAGTTAAAATTTAGTTGGTTGACCAATGGCTCAATGCATTTCCGTTTTTAGTTACATCCACGCTCATGTTATAAGACGAAAACGACGATATTCCGTTTCCGGATAAATATGATGCCATCGCGGCTTGCGGATCAACCGCCATATTAGACCATCGCACGAATCTAGAAACCGTCGCGTCAAACACATTATTACCTCCTAATTGTACCGGGGTTTTTGACACAGGCGGAGTATATACATTGTACGTTTCGGATAATACTAATCGCCCATTTAAATATATATCAACTATATTACCATTTACGCTTATAATGATCTGTGCCCACGATTGAATCGGGAAATTGCTGGTTATGATGCGCGATCCCGAATTGGTTGAGGAAGCTGGAAATCCGGTACCAGATGTAAATGCGCCGCCCGTGGCCGTACTATGTTGTACTCCAATATCGTAATATAATACGGGTTTTGCTGTATCTAAATATAGATTCAATCCCGTCGCATTTAGTTGAGTCGAAACAACGGCAGGTATGGTGGTATCCGTCGCATTAGCAAATAAAATATATTTAAGGTTTTGATTCCATGTATTTACATAAATCCACAATCCATATGCGTAATTAGTGGAAGTTGAATTTTTGACTTGATCTGAAGTATATGTAATTTTAGTTTTATTTAAAGATACTTGTTTCTCCAATTGCGTAACGCTAGACATAAAATAGGTATAAAGTATATATACCAAAAATATAACACATACTCCTAAAATAATAATAACCACATTCATTATAAAATAAATAGATATATTAAATTCGCGAATCAATTGACTGGCGGATTTTTAAACATTAATAGATTGTAAGTGGTGATAATTTCGCGCGCAGTTAGCGGGGTAATATAATACATTATATTGCAAATTGCGCCGTATAAACCATCATCCTGTCCGGTTGTCATTTTGGCAGGTGAACTAATCGTCGCTATGTTATAATCTGGCACTGCAGTTTGGATTGTATTACCATCTGCATCGTACGTTTGACTTGCATCAATATCTTTATCGTACGTTTCCGTGTATGAAATGTGTTGTGTAGTGCCAGTTCCGCGATAATTCAGTTGATAAAACGGATTGGAACTTTTTTCTAATTTACCATTTATAAACAGATCTACCGTGTTGTCTGCATTATGATTGAACACAAAATAATTCCATGTTTGTCCGATTAAATTAAAGGACATATCCACGTTTGCTCCATTATATATATTATAGTGTCCGTTTACATACGTAATTTTAGGAAAAAATAATAATGAGCCAGCATTATAACCGATTGACCCGCTAACCGCCGATGCCAAATCTTGACTGTTTTGTGTTGTATATGCGGTATTTTGTGAATATTCAAATATAGTAACTTCTTTAGTAGTTAATTCGGCGGGGTTTAAATAAATCCACATTGAAATTGTATAATTATTGGAATATGTGGGCGGAGTAGTCGTCAATTCGTTCGTCGGGGTGCGCGGTTGTATTGCAGTAGACACCGGATCTATATTCATAATTACCGATTTATTTAAAAATACTGGATCATTTAAGATAGTTACGCCGTTGGATAATCTAACTTTATTGATTAAATATGGAATGTAAATAACTAACAGGATCAATGCAATTTCAAGTACAAATAATATAAATACAATGTTTGGCGTTATTTTGTATTGATTAAATAAATAAATAATTAGATCATTAAGTAAACATGGAATGTAAAATATAAAATTTACTATAAACCCGGATATGCCATCCATTCTCTTTAAAGAATTAATAAACATATTGTAAAAAATGGCCAATGCGACAATGATAATCACGACCATAATTACAGCGATAATAAAGTTGATTATGCCAGCAGCCGCCGTAGTTTGCGATTGTATATATTTTATGGCAAATATAGTGGCAACTATGATTAACATAATTGCAGTTATGCCGCCTAATGTATATATGCTTATTTTGGTAACGACTATAAATATTAGTATTAATGGTATGATTAACAATGCTAAATATGAATAAAAATATAAAGATAACATGGTTGATGTAGACATTGCATATATAGCAAGCGTCATGTAAATGAATCCGCCTAATAATATAATATATGGTAAACTATCTTTGTCAGATTGCATAATATATATTATATTACAAATTTTCAATGGTGGTTTTTTTGCCATGGCATTCGCGACATAATGCAATTAAATTATCTATATGATTGCTTCCACCATATTCTAATCTAATTTTATGATCCACTTCAAACCATGCCGTTAATTGATGGTCGCAGTCGCCACATTTCCAATTTTGTCTGGCTGCCACGTATTTTTTTTTGGTTTCGCTAACCGACCGTTTCGTTTTACCTCCGGTTACATTGTGGCCAGATTCCATCATGCGCTTTGGCATTGGCACGATATTATCGCCGGTGAAATTCTGTTTTGTGGTGAAATCTAAAATAGGCGAAATCATATTTGCCGTATTTCGATCAATTGGCAAATACTTTATATATTCGTTTGACGCCATAATCATACTACTCGCTTTAATTGGATCTTTCTTAATAAGCCAATATAGCACAAATGCACCAGCTGCAACGCCTGCCATTTTATAGTATTTTTTCCACGATAGCGCGAGTTTCATATATTTACCGTCGGTGTAAATGTTAGCAATGAAAAATGCGGCACCTAAAATTAATATAATCTCAAACCTCATATAATATATTAGATAAATTCGTCTGTATAATGTAGCCGATGGCAATTACCGTGGAAATTGGATTGGCATCCGTCTTCGTGTATTGTAGTATTATCCTCCACCACAATCATTGGCGTGATTAATGCACGATTTCCAACCTTGGTTAATATCCAATCTGCGCTAAACGGGGTTAATGTGGTGTCCGTTAAACTGGCTTCTGCATAACCCGTCGCATATGTATCCAATAACAGTTTCGCATGATCGCGTGTTAACATATACATTTGCGTCCCCCATATGTGATCCGGAAAATGATGGAATTTATATGCGTTTTCGTGACGCACGCTGAACCCGGCATGCCAATCGTGTATTACGAATGACGTTAAATATCCGATTAATAATACGTCTAAATTCAATGCATTGATGCCGTCAATAAATGATGGGATAGCGTCTTTGAAATTACGGTGAATCATGATGTCGTCTTCGCAAAAAATGCCGTAGGGTTTATTAGTTTCATAAAACATGGCAATCATATCTAAATGCCCATAAATGCATGACCATATTTTTTGCATAAATGCGTCTAGGTCGCAGAGGCGCGCATCTTCACTATTTACGCCAGTATAAATATTACAACACAAGTCTAATTGTTGAAATCGCGTTTGCATGCTTTGTCGTCGCGCTTCATTATTGTAGGAAAGACAATATATTTCGTATTCCATTTTGTAGTTATTCGCAATTCTTTATATTTTTATGAATAAACATAAATTAATATTAAACAAATGAGAATGAATGCAATGTAAATATAATGTTTATTAATACGAGGCGCGAATTCAATGGATTGTATATCATAGAGTGATAAATATTGATCAATTCCTTCACCTAGCGATACTTCTTCTTTGCCTAAACGTTCATTATATTTATTATGAATGAAATGCATCCATTGTATAAAAGAATCGCGATTTACTAAATACGGCGTTACTGGATATTTATCTAGCATTTCGCTAAACCGGTCGCCGATTTCAGGCACTGGAATGAATATGGGCATATTCATAATGAGGTCGTAATATTTGCGCCGCGTGACTTCATTCGGTGAATGCGGATATGAATGCGCGACTGTATGAAGAAATCCCCAGTAATACGGTCCCCAAATTTTCGGTTCAAATACCATTTGTAAATAAGTATATAAAAACATGGGGATGTAAACCATCAGAAAATGAATTATTGTAAAAATTGTGGGAAAGTAGGGCATTCATTTAAACAGTGTAAATTACCAATAACTAGCATAGGAATGATTGTTATCAGGTTGAATCCCGATCTAGGCACATTGCCTGAACAATTAGAATATCTGATGATATGCAGAAAGGATACTTTAGGGTATATAGATTTTGTGCGAGGCAATTATTCTATATTGGACAATTTATATATTATGCGAATGTTTAATCAAATGACGGTTGATGAAAAACATCGTATTCAGACATTGGAGTTTGACGATTTGTGGAATAATTTATGGGAACACACTGCAAATTGTTTACAATATAAATCCGAAAAGATTAAATCTAAAGAAAAGTTTACATTGCTCCGAAATTCAAATTTAAATGATTTGTTAACAGAATGTAAAACCAAATGGACAGAACCCGAATGGGGGTTTCCTAAAGGTCGCCGCGATTATCAAGAAAATGATTACACTTGTGCTTTGCGTGAATTTAGCGAGGAAACTGGTTATGATTCAACTCATTTAATTAATATACAAAATGTACTACCATTTGAAGAAATGTTTATTGGATCAAATGATAAATGTTATAAGCATAAATATTTCTTGATGTTTATGAATTACACAGATACACTGAACAATTTGAATTTTCAAAAAACCGAAGTTAGCAATATGAAGTGGAATACATATAATGAATGTATTCAATTAATTCGGCCATATAATGTAGAAAAAATTAAAATTATGTCTGATGTTTATAAAACGATTACTCGTTATGACATTATGGCACATTCTTTATAAAACACTTGAATAAATTATATTATATCTATAATTTATGTCGTTGAAAATAAAATCGGTTTGTAAAAAAGGTACACGGCGTAATCCGATTACCGGATTATGTGAAAAACCGCGCAAATTGCGAATTGTACTTGACGAAGAAGCGCAACTAATTAAAGAATTAAATGATGCAATTGAAAAGGGCGTTGTTGATAATCCGTTTGTTCAAACGCCTGCACACTCGGTTTGTAAAAAAGGAACACAGCGTAATGTTATAACTGGCGTATGTGAGCGTGTTATACGATGTAAAAACGGTACGCGTCGTAATAAAATTACTGGGTTATGTGACCCAATTAAGAAAAATATATCAAACACAAATCAGGTTACGTCTCCTGCAGAAAGTCCAGAAAGTTTAAAAAGTCCAGAAAGTTCAGCAAGTTTAAAAAGTCTAGAAAGTTCAGAAAGTTCAGCAGAAGCAGAAAGTTTAAAAAGTCCAGTCGTAAGTTTAAAAAGTCCAGAAAGTTCAGCAGAAGCAGAAAGTTTAAAAAGTCCAGTCGTAAGTTTAAAAAGTCCAGTCGTAAGTTTAAAAAGTCCAGAAAGTTCAGAAAGTTCAGAAAGTTCAGAAAGTTCAGCAGAAGCAGAAAGTTTAAAAAGTCCAGAAAGTTCAGAAAGTCCAGAAAGTTTAAAAAGTCCAGAAAGTTCAACAGAAGCAGAAAGTTCAGAAAGTTCAGAAAGTTCAGAAAGTTCAGAAAGTTCGGCAGAAGCAGAATTAGAAAAAAGTCCAGTAGAAAGTCCAGCTGAAAGTCAAGCGGAACCTACATCGTGGTTCACAGCTCCCTCTCCTGGTCCGGATTTAGAACATGAACTAGGAAACGTAAAAGACAATAAATATCTCAGAAAAAAGGAACTGATAGAATATGCTTTAAATCACGATGAATATCCATTTTTATATCCCGAATTAAATGATCCGAATTTTAATACAAAAATCGCAGAACGTAAAGAATTCGCCGATACAAAATACGACGGTTCATTACATAATATTAAAGAACAAGCAAATAATTTATGCAACGCCGATTTTGAACTCTTACCGCACCAAATATTCGTCAAAAATTTCCTATCGTTTCAAACTCCATATAATAGTCTATTATTATATCACGGACTAGGCAGCGGCAAAACGTGCAGTGCAATTGGCATCGCAGAGGAAATGCGTTCATATTTAAAGCAAATCGGTATAAAGCAACGTATTATGATTGTAGCTGCGCCCAATGTTCAAGCCAATTTCAGATTACAATTGTTTGATGAAACCAAATTAATATTAGAAGACGGATTATGGAACAATCCATCATGTATTGGAAATACATTATTAAAGGAAATCAATCCAACTAATATAAAGAATATTCCCAAAGAAAAGATCTTGTCGCAAATCAACAGTATTATAAATACATATTATGCATTTATTGGGTATGGCGAATTGGCGAATTACATTGACAAAAAAACAAAGACATCGGACGAAAGTGGATTTACCGAAGTCCAACGAAATCAACTAGAAATTAAACAAATACAATTATTCTTTAATAATAGACTAATAATCATCGATGAAGTCCACAATCTTCGTTTAACCGATGATAATAAAAACAAACGCATTACAAAGGGGTTAATGCGACTCGCGAAACACTGCGACAATCTACGTTTATTATTATTATCTGCAACGCCAATGTATAATAGTTATAAAGAAATTATATGGTTGACGAATTTAATGAATATTAATGACAATCGCGGCGAAATTACGGCAGACGAAATCTTTGATAAAACGGGGGATTTTAAACCAAATGGACGTGAATTATTACAACGTAAACTAACGGGGTATATTTCATATGTGCGCGGCGAAAACCCATATACATTTCCATATAGAATATATCCCAAGTTGTTTGATGAAACACGCGGAATTCCGGTGCCATACCCTGCACGTCAACTCAATACTCAGCCAATTGATTCGCCTTTAAAACATATCAATATATATTTGAATCCCATCGGATCGTATCAAGAACGTGGATATAGTTTAATTATCCAACATATACGACAAAAAACCGGCGACATAAATACGGAGAACATAGATTCTTTCGGATATACGTTATTGCAACCACCGTTAGAGGCATTGAATATTGTCTACCCCAATCCATATTTAGATCAAGTATTGGCCATTGCGAATCCCGAAATCACAAATGATTTAATATTATCCATCGTAGGCAAAACCGGATTAGCGTCTATTATGGATTACGACGACGATTCCGCAAAGAAACCGCCCATGCGTCATAATTTTGAATATAAACAGTCACCTCATGGTGCAATTTTCAATCAAGTCAATCTTTCAAAATATAGCGGTAAAATTGCATCCATCTGTGAAAAAATCAAAAAATCAACTGGAATTGTATTAATATATTCGCAATATATTGATGGCGGCGCTGTACCCATCGCGCTGGCCCTGGAAGAAATGGGATTTGCACGATTCGGAAGCGCCGGATATACTAAATCGCTGTTTCGTAAACCCCCGACAGATGCGATTGATGCAATCACTTTGCAACCGAGAGCCGGACCTGATTTTTCGCCAGCGAAATATGTAATGATAACCGGAGACAAGGCGTTTTCACCAAGAAATGCAGAAGACATTAAATATATAACGCATCCGAATAATAAAAACGGAAAATATGTCAAAGTAATTATAATATCAAAGGCGGCGTCAGAGGGGCTGGATTTCAAGAACATTCGCCAAATCCATATAATGGAACCTTGGTATAATATGAACCGTATAGAACAAATCATTGGACGCGGCGTGCGAAATCTCAGTCATTGTCGTCTGGAGTTTGAAGACCGCAACGTGGAAATCTATTTACATACGACCCAACTCACCGATGCCACCGAAGAATCCGCTGATTTATATGTATATAGATTGGCAGAGAAGAAGGCGATCCAGATTGGGCGTGTATCACGAGTTTTGAAAGAAGTCGCCGTGGATTGTCTGCTTAATATAGAACAAACTAATTTCACATCGGACAAATTAATGGCATTGGCGGAAAACCAAAACGTCCGTATTAATCTGTCAACAAAAGAAAATGACGTGCCAAAACAAATAGAATTCCGCATAGGAGATAATCCATTTACTGATATATGTGACTATATGGAAACGTGTGAGTTTAAATGCTCAGCTAAACCGGCTGGGGAAATTCGCACGGATACATATAATAATGATTTCGTTAAAAATAATAATGACAGAATCATTGAAAATGTACGTAAATTATTCAAAGATGCACATTTCTTTAAAAAGGAGCATTTAATTAATGCAATTAATATAGTAAAACAATATCCGGTTGAACAAATATATTATGCATTGACGTCCTTAATTAAAGACAAGAATGCGTATTTGATTGATAAATATGGCAGGCTAGGTAATTTGATTAACCGAGGTGAGTATTACGCGTTTCAACCCGTTGAAATTAATGACGAATCTATTTCATTATATGACAGAAGCGTGCCGGTTGATTATAAACGTAAATCATTGGTATTGGAATTACCGTCTGAAATTATAACTGATGTCCCGACGCAGGAAGATACGGTGGTAGCCGAATCCAAATATACAATAATTATTAAAGAATTGAAGGCAAATATGATATTAGCCGAGAATCCGGCGCGGATTACCAGCGGCGAATCAAACTGGTATAAACACGCAAGTCACGTGATAGGACATTTAGAATTACACAATATACCAAATATAAAGAAACACATATTATTTCATGCATTAGATATGTTATTATTCGCGGACCGATTTATGCTGATAGCCCGCTTGTATTTCGCAGAACTAGACGAGTTTGAAACGCAGGTTAAAGTCTATTTTGATGAAAGACTGATACAGCACGGAGACGTGTTTGGCGTGGTATTAGAAAATAATGAGTCGTGGAAACTATACATATTATCAGCACAAGATTGGAAAGAAGCCCAGCCGCAGGATTATACCGTGTTTTCTAAAGAATTGGCGAAATTTGTTGTTACCAAAGCCCATATAAATAATATCATTAGTTTTATTAATTTATTTAAAGCGAAAGAGATGGTATTTAAGGTTAAAGATTTGTCGCAAAAACGCAATAATAAGGGTGCGCGAATAGACAGTGCAGGCAAATCTGATATTATAAAGATATTAAATAATATAATGGGATCGCAAACTTATTCTAACGAAAATACAGAAGGCATTTTAAAGATTGGATTATGTGTGGTGGTTGAAATAATAATGAGGGAATTTTCGGATATAAAGAAAAACGGTAAGATTTGGTTTTTAACGCCAGAACAAACCGTTATAAATAAAATCGCGGACTTTACTAAAACTTGAAAAAATTGAACGTAATTAATCTTTATATAACTAATATAAAATCTAAAGCATAATATATATTTAAATGCGCAAATTGAAAATCAACTCATCACGCCCCAAACTCGTCATTGGCGAATCGGTCCAACTTGCGGAGCAGGATTTGCCTAAATTCGTACCACATTCGCCTCCACCGAAAACGTCGGCAGATTATCCCTCACCTCCACCGAAAACGTCGGCGGATTATCCATCACCTCCGCTTATAACGTTGGCAGATTATCCATCGCCGCTGCTTATAACGGATTCACCGCCTGAACGCCGAACGCCAAGATTACATGTTATAGAAGAACGTAAAAACCCAGAAGAACGCAAAAACCCAGAAGAACGTAAAAAACCAGAAGAACGTAAAAAACCAGAAGAACGTAAAATATACGGCGTATATATTAAATCGTTGTTGAGCCAAAAAGTAAATTTACATATTACCGAAATCGGCAAACACGTTAAACAAAATTTAGAAAAGAAAATCGTGCGCAATAACGAAGGCAAATGCATTGTTGAAGGTTATATTCAACCAAAAAGCGTTAAAATAATCAGCTATTCATCTGGAAACGTTAACTCAGAAACGATTGAATACCAAACTGTATTTGAATGCATGGTGTGCCATCCGGTAGAAGGAATGATTATTGAATGTACAACGAAAACTATAACTAAAGCGGGAATTCACGCCGAAGTCGTGGATGAAAATGGCACAGTCCCGCTCACCGTTTTCGTTGCACGTGATCATCATAATGCCAGTAGTTATTTTGCATCTGTTACCGAAAATATGAAAATCGTAATTAAAGTGATTGGCATTAGGTATGAATTAAATGATCCCTACATTTGTGTTATTGCAAAATTGGAATTGCCACAAAAACGACATGGAGGAGATTTATAACAAAACATAAAGAATATAAACATAAACCGAATTCAATTATTATGAATTTAGAAATAATTAAAAGTAAAATTGAAAACATGAGTAAATTTCATCATATTGAAATACTTAAAATACTTAAACAATATTCCGTTAAATTAAATGAAAACAAAAGCGGTGTATATATTAATCTTTCTTTTTTATGTAAAGATGCATTAAACGAAGTTACTCAATATTTGAGTTACATTGAAGACCAGGAAACCACGTTGTCTTCGGTTGAATCTGAGAAACAAAATTTAATTCAAATGATGGAAACGAAATAAAGATTATATTATATATTATTTCAAATGTTGAAATTATTTCCTATTAAAAATACATTAGCGGACTTAACCCCATTTATGTATTTAACGAAGCTGCCAATAAATGCGCCAATTGCAGTTATAACGGTGCCCGTGCCAGTCCCACGCTGCGTTAGCAACCATATTATTGTTAACCAAGAAGATTCCCTTTTTTGGGCTATATATATTGCGAAACACGGATATACTCAATATCTTTCAGTTTCTAAATATAAAAACACGGAAATCCAGGAAAAGCAAAATATGATTAATTTCTTTAAACTTAACGCATTTAAATTAAAGGCACTGAAAATTACCGGCGTTGCAACCCAAGAAATTATGTCTAATCTCATGTTAAATAAAAAAACGGAGTTACAGTCGGTAATCGCAATTTGCGTTTTCTATGAACTTTCTTTATTTTTAGTCAAAGATAATGTATATTTATATTTTGATACAGGCGGCGAGGATGTGATCGTGCACGTCGGTAAAAAATACGAGGTTGACATTGATGTGACGCCAGCTAAAATTGATAAAATCAAAGAATTATTTCGTCTTGAAAATATTAATAAACCGTTGAAACCGATTTCACATTATAAAATCGGGGAATTAGAACAAATTTATAAAACCGTAATTGGCGAATTGGGGAAGAAATACAAAAAGGCGGAACTTTATGCTGAACTCTGTAATAAAATTGAAATGTAAATAATATATAGTTTATATTATATACTCCAGTAATGAAATCATTGAAAGAATCCACTGTCGTTCGTGATAAAGTTCAAGCGAAAGATACGCGAAATTCAAAGAAGGAATTTGAGGACATGGTGGACTTGTTTATGAAGCCAATTCCACAAACACAATTCGTCAAAGTCAAAGAATTGGAAGTGCGTTTTGGTACAAATACTAAATTAGCGAAACCGATTTCCAAAATTGATTATGATAATGTTGTCCAATCTTTAGTTTCCGCTGGATTTGTTAAAGAAAGTGAAACGCATTTACTCCGCATTCAAACTGAATATAACGACCCGCGCACTGGATTTACTAAAATATCCAACATACGCGCCGAACTGTCCGGTCTGGATTTAATTCAAGAATATTGCAAACATAATAGTATTCAGAAGATATTGGATATGCCATCAACTATGTCTGCTATGTCGGATAAAATCAAATTCACGCAGAAATCGCCTCCAACGGGCGATGACGGAAAACTCATAAAAATGGTGGATATGCCCGAATTCAATTTCCGCGTATCATATCAATTAGAACAAGATTATTCACCGCATTCAAACCTCGCCAAAACGATTATTAATAAATGGAATGATAGCAAAAAAGTATTCCGATATATTAATCGCGTTCGGTTCGCCCATCCAACCCACCCGGTCTTTGCCGATCTTAGTATCGTGAAAATGTCCAAGAAAACAAACTATGTTCCGATTCCACAATATACCATCAAAGAAGCCGGCGTGTTTGCAAATCAAGAACAATATGAAATAGAATTGGAATTAGATAACGACTTAATTGGCCCAGGAACTCGCAATAAAACGTCGGACATGGTGATCGGACTGTTGCGTAGTTGCATTCGCACGGTTTTAGGCGGATTACAGGGCACACATTATCCGATTTCATATAATGAACGCGATAGTGCATTGCAATCATATATGAAATTAATTCACGGCGATGAATATAAGCAACGCCGCGTATATTCCAACGATTTTATCGGACCTTCATCCTATACACTTGAAATCAAAAATGTGACGAGTTCCGAAAATACTACTGCGCCTAATATTTTGACGAATTACACGGTTACCGACAAAGCCGATGGCGAACGCCGATTATTATTTATATCGGATGAAGGCAAAATATACATGATTGATACAAATATGAATGTGATATTTACCGGGTCATCCACCAAAGACATTACACTATTTAATAGCCTAATTGACGGTGAACATATTAAATACGACAAACACGAAAATTTCATTAATTTGTTTGCTGCCTTTGATATTTACTATAAAAATAATGTCAGTGTGCGTGAACTGAATTTTGTTCCACTATTGGAAAACGACTTGGTGCAGAATTTCCGGTTACCCATCTTGAGCCAATTTATTCAACGCCTTAATACCGACAAGACCAATATAAAGAGTCCGTGTACGTTTCAAATTAAATGCAAGACGTTTTATGACGGCATTGCTCAACCTATTTTCAAAGGCTGCGCCACGATTTTGTCCAACGTCGCCGATGGCATTTATGAATATAATACGGACGGGTTAATATTCACGCCGATTAATAAAGGCGCAGGCGGCGACGAGTCCAATAAAAGCGGACCTTTACATAAAACGACATGGGCTCATTCTTTTAAATGGAAGCCGCCGCAATTCAATACCATTGATTTCTTGGTGAGTATTAAAAAAATAACGGCAAAGACGAAATACATAATATATTTCAAGACGGCAAAAATATGAATGCCGTGCAAACT